TAGTGGGTTTCACTCCAGTTTTTTCCAGTGGTGGCTTCTGCATCAATCCTGCAGCGGATGTTGTAGTACTCTCCAGCTTCTGTAGCTGCAAGTACCAAGGATGTTGATAGGTCTTTTGCATGTGTAGGGTCTACTTCAAACTGCAATTCATCATGTACGAATGCAAGTTGAGAGCAGCATAATTTCAGTTCTTTAATATGTTCTTGATTGATAACCATCCACCGCTTAGCGACAACTCCGGCTCCTGACTGGAGCAGGTAGTTCAGCGCTTTGTGAGGCGAATCAACGTTAATTTTTCGTCCGTCGATAGACTTGATGAACCCTTTCTCTGATGCTTTCTTGATAGCGTCCAGTAAGTCACCGAGTCCTGCAACTGCATTAACATACGCGGCACGAATCTCTTTTCCTTTCTTCTTTGCTTGTACTGACGATAGTTGAGCGTCATAGGAGTGCCCAATTTTTTCGTCACCTGCTCCATACAGGAAAGCATAAGTAACTGTCTTGACCTGTTTACGCGAGATACCAATTTTGTCAGCATTTACTTGATGAATGTCTCCGTTGATGAGGATGTCGGCATATCGACCGCCGTCGAATCTCGCAAGATAGTGAGATAACATCCGAAGCTCAATGCCACTAAGATCAGCGCCGACCATGACCATATTTTTAGAAGGTATGAAAAGTTCTCTAAATCTTGAGTCACTTGGCACTTGCCCGAGGTTGGGGTTTCGGTGGGCACACCTATGTGTAGACGTTGCAACGCTACAGTGATGATGTATCCGGTCATTCGTACTCAGCTTCAGCCATGCGTTCGCGCCGTTCGACAGCATCCCAAGCATTTTCGTTACCGTCAAACATCTCGCAAACATCGTACTGATCTCTGACCCAATCTCTGTCAGAATAACTTCGTCCACGATAGGCTTCCCAGTAGCTGTCATCTGGGTCGGCTTCCAGCCATAGTGCGTTTGCAATATCCATGAAATATGATCGCGAGAGGTCGGATTTAATTCAGTTAGTCGAGTAAAGGATGCACCCTTTTCATATCCTTTTGTGCTGTTATTTCTGCGAGGAGTGAATTCTGCTCCTGCGACGAAAGGGTGTCTCCTGCGAAGTGCTTCTTCAATCTCTCTAAGCTCGGAGTTGAGAGTAGATGTAAGTTTCCATGCAGCATCTTCGTCAAATTGCCATCCATGTAATTCTTGCTGTGTGAGTATTTGTGCTACCTGATGCTCTAACGAGACCCATTCAGGTATGGTTGGAAGTGCTTCCATAGTTTGGTGGTAACGTGTACATCTTGTGTGCAATAGTCTTCCATTTCTTGAGACCATTCCTTCCAATCAGAAGTTTTGCCAAATGAACCTTTAAATTCACCTAGTCTGTACCCGTAAGATTCAAGTGAGTGTCTGCCATATAATTGCAATGGCATATTTTTCCAATTATGCTTCTTATCTAGTCGAATCATATCGGCATGATACAACCTACTAAGGAGTAAAGTGTCAACCATGACACCAGGATTATTCCACCAAGGATAGAGTTTCCGTATAACAGGACAGTCAAAGCCAATGATATTGTGACCAATAATGCAATTTGCATCTTCCAATCGTTGTATCCCACGTACGATAGGTTCTTGATTACCTTTATCGTTGTACGTAATGGTTTCTTTAGTGGTGAGGTCATGGATAGCCAGACAGTGGATGGTAGTAGCATCAGATAAAAACCCGTCAGTTTCTAAATCAAATACAAGACTCACTTCTGTTTCCATACGTAGGTCTTATCAACGAACTTTGCTCGTTCAATCATCTCCTTAGTAGGAGGATTAGGCCTGATCAATCCGGTTTCAAGCTCTTCAGCGTATTGAGCTAGGTGGTAGTCATGCATAAGATCCTCTGCTTCAGTCCAATCATGGGTAATTGATTTAAAATGCTTGTACACTTCATCAAAAGTCGGTCGATGGGTCGAAGTCTTCATCTGGTTCAGTTTCATCAAATTTACAGGTGTCTAAGTTATACGTAAGTGTACAGGCTACTCCAGTTTCCCCTGAATAGCGATTTTTAAGAACTCTAACTGTCGTAGTACCTCGAACTTGGTCGGATTGTTGATCTCTTTCCAGTCCAATGACCGAATCGCTGAGTTGAGCGATTGCAGCAGATCCGCGCAGTTGGCCGAGCGTAACTCGTGCACCTTCTTCATGGTTTTTGTCACCAGTAGATCGTCGTAAATGTGATACTAAAAATAAAGAAATACCTGTACGTTCAACCAATGACCTAAGTCTAGTCATGGTTGCGTCAATCATTCTTCGTTCGTCTCCATCGAGTCCACTAAGGAGGATGGAGAGGTGATCCAAGAAAACGATTTTACAGTCGAGACCTGATGCCAGGTACTCAATCCGATTATAAATAACATCAGGATCGTAGGAGCCGAACCCATCAAACAAATAAAGATCCCAATTAGCCATCGAAGCATCGAATGCTTCCGTGAGTTCTTCATGACTTGGCTCACCTAAGTGCAATGGTTTAGATACTGCACATGACATCAGCCCTAAGGCTGTTCGTCGATTGGACTCTTCAAGAGCCAAGTAACCGACCCGTTCTCCGCTCTGCAGAAGAGAACATGCAAGCTCCCGACAGAAGCTTGACTTGCCAATGCCAGAGCCTGCAGTGATTGTCGTAAGTTCTCCGTATCGGATACCGTGTAGTTTGTGCTGTAGTCCTGAAAACGGGTAATCATGATCGTTAGGGGGATTTGGTGTAGTAACTAATTCAAGTAGAGATTTACCATCGACAATCCCATCAGGTCGATATGCTTTCTTAGCCCAGAAAGCTTTATCAATTGCAGCACGATCGTTCGCCTGCAATGCGTCTGAGATGTCTTTGTAATCCTCTAGACGTGCTATGAATACCTTCCCCGGCGGTAAGACGCTGGCCGCGGCTTTCGCAGCTTCCTGCCCAGCAGAGTCATTATCAAACCAAAGAATGATCGAATCATAGCCTTGAAGAAACTCATAATTCTTTTGAACAGACTTCTTCGCACCAGCTGCTCCTGTTGGTAGGGATACGACATCCCATGTCGGATACATTTCTGCGTACGAAGCAGCATCAAGCTCTCCTTCAGTAATGATAATTTGCTTACCGTGACCTTTCCATAGGTGTTGCCCAAAGAAAGATCCGTTCGATTCGCCTTCGTAGGAGAAGATCTTATTAGTTGTGCGAATCTTCGCGCCGATAGGTTGCCCATCAGAGTTGTGATAATAGAATCTAAGTAAGTCGCCATCCCTGTAGATTTTGAACCTTTCGCAGGTTTTCTCAGTGATATTGCGTTTATGCAGCCTTTGAGCTGATCCTTCGTAACTCATTCGAGTTTGTCTATTGTGAACAACAGTTGGTTGTCCGTCTCCATTTGTATATGTATGACATACAAAGCAATAAGTGTGACCATCTGAATAGACACTGTTGCCATCAGATGAGCCACACTCTAAGCATGCTTCATGTCTAACAAACTCAGACGAACCATTTAATTGGTATGTTTGCAAAACTCGTCCAAGGTATGTTGTGCTTTTCGCACCATTGTGCGTATGTAGTTTTAGATTTCTTGCTAATCTTATTAAAGGGTGATTGGAACACCATCCTTAAATCAATCTCTGGATGCTGCTGTTTGACGGCTTTAATCTTACGACGATCCTCCGCCTCCCAGTACCCTTTGCACTCAAGATAAATACCATTAGGGAGAACAAAATCAGGAGTGTAGTTATGTTGAATTTGATAAGGGACTTTGGTAGATTCATACTCATACTTCACTCCTAATTCAACCATAAGATCAGCAACTCGTTCTTCGAGTCCTGATCGGAATGCCATTAGAAATCAACGTCCTCTTCTGTATTGGGAACTACGTTCGGTTCAGAGGCTTTATATCCTTTCGTGTTTCCGAAAAGTTCCGCGACCTCTTCGCTGCTGAGGTCCCCTGCATCGGTTCCCGCAGAAGAAGATACAGACACAACTTGCACACCCACAAGTTTAAGTGAAGTGCCGTAAGTAACGCCATCCTTGAGAATGTATGGCTTCTGATAGAACGCGACCTTGACTTTTGAGCCAGAGTATAGAGGTGTTGATTCGTCTGTAATTGGAGTTCCTTCAGTGTCAACAATAGGTGGCTTGGTCTCGTCGTTATAGGAGAACTTAACCTTGTATTGTCCATCAGCAACTTCCTCCCATGGTTCAGGTTTAAGTGTTGAACGCTTAGGATTCTTAAGCTTCGATTCAGCCCACTTCAAATTCTCAGCCCGATCTGTCTCAAGGGCATCAATCATCTCGCTGGGAAGAATGGTTGCAAGTGAATAACCAAACTTGCTTGGTTTCAGTACAGCTTGGAATCCTTCAAGGACAACAGGCTGTTCAGTCTTGTGGATAGTACGTGGCATACGTTAGTGGATAATTAACAGAAAAAATAAGTTGATTCAATCACGGATTCTGGTGTCAGATCTCCAATGATCGGTGGTTTAGTTTCAGCACCTATCTGTTCTCCCCATGTTTCCAAGTAGGAATGCTCGGCAAACAGGTGCATGTAAGTCTCACGCACGATTCGTGAAAGAGTAGCCATGTCAGTAGCACGACATAGAACCGAATCATGTATGAGGGAAATCGGAGCGTCGAAGCGTAGTGCAGAAAGGTGTAGTAGGCTTGCATCTAATGAATGAATAAGGTTAGGTGCTGTAGCATTTTTGTGGTGCAAAAGATCTACCTTGTCGCTATCTTCTGTGGCAACACGGATGTCAACACGACCAAGTAATTGAAGTGACACTCGCTCAAACAATTTCTTGTTTAGCTTTTGTGTAACGACAAAGCCTGATGGTGTTACCCATTTAAGTTTAGTAGCACCTCGCTTAATAGCTTTAGCTACCTCGACTTCAATCCATTTCATGGCAGCCATAGGGCCAGGTACGACCTCATCCATAGAATCACGTACTGCTTTAACAGTTGCAGTCAGATCATCCTTGTCAATCTCAATACCTTTCTCTCTCAAAGCATCACGGATATATCCACGATTGCTGTGAGGCTTCGCATTATATGGGACAGTCATGACCACACGCTTAACGGTCTTTCTGTCCATGTAAGGTTGAATACTTACAGGGCAGTTTGGTTTAGCGTGCTCGGCGACGACGGCATAAGCATCTGCGGGTCGCTCTCCTGGCAGGACATTGACAAGACTTGCAGTTCTTGCGTCTCGGCATAATCCGGCGAGTATCTGTAAACCACTGCAGGTGGCATCAGTTGCAACTGGCAGAGAAGTAAAGTTTCGATCACAGGTAATTACACAGTGGTGGTATTCTTCACAAGCTGCTAAAAATTGCCAGGGTTCATCAGCTGCTTCCCATAAGGGAAGATTACCAATAGGATCTAGTGCGACAGCAGAAATCACCTCATCGTTTTCAGCTACCCATTGCAAACGTTCATGCATAGGTGCTTTGTCTAGACCATAAGTTGTTGCTACTTGAAACGCTAGCCATTCTTCAGCATCAGGAGTCATATAAGACCCCTCACTGAACTTAAGTAATGACTTACCAAAGTCAGTATCTTGTGGTGTTAGGAAAGCAGGGATTGGATAAGCTCTTCCGCGATAGTCAAAAGACCAAGGGATGAAGAACTCTTTCTTATCCTTGAATAACTTAGCTGCTTCCATTGTCATGCGTGTTCTACATGACTTTTTAAATGATGCTGCGTTCTTGTTTAATACTTCAGCAGCATCACGTCTGTATTGCTTACGAGAATCATAGTTCTCTGCAATATCAACAGGTTTATTAGGTAGAGGTATCTCTACAATAGGAACAAACTTACCAACTTTGTAACCTTTCTTCATAAGAGTCTCAGCGACTCCATAAATAAAGGGGTTCAGTTGGTACCCAACCTTCTGAATCTTGTTCAGAAATTGGTAGGGTATTTCCCCCTGTATACATCCCGCATTGCCACGACGAACCATGTCGTGACCACGCATTACCTCATTTAGCAGGTAGCCGCCTTGTCGATTGTGACTCCAATCATTAGGCTCGACAAGCATTGGATACGCAATTGGTGAGAACAACTCAGCATTTGCCATGATTTCATCCTTGATGGACAAGAATTCAGGCGTTGGAACTACAAGATTTTCTTTCTTCTTACCTTGCTGTGTCGTCTCTTTAGTAAACCAACCACTCGACTCCATGATGCAATCAAGCAGCCAGCCT